CATAAGAATAAGGATTTGTGCGTAAAGTGGTATACTAAGTGCCATTGCTATGCAAAACAGATGGAAGAAGCGCAAATTAATTTGAAATATTATACGGCTGCAGCTATATATCAAGAACCAGAACGGAAAAAAGATCGTGAACACTGTGTTGAATTACTACAAATAGTTGATCAAATGTGCAGTTGTAATTGCGCTGAATGTGACGCTTGTTGTGATGATTCTCTTATAGAAAAGTTCGATAATGTGATGAAAGTTTACGATTTGCCCTGCGTTTGTGTGTGTGCTAGACTTTCACAAGGATTTGACCTTGTGGAGATATTAGCACTCATTAAACATTGTGGCAGTCTTGAGCCAACACCTATTTTGAATACTTATCTTAAGAAATTGAGCTTTAAACTAACCCAAGACATAAATGATTTCGAAAGATCAGGGGATGGGCAACATCTCTTGAACACTCTTCAATCACAAGAATATGAAGGAAACGTTAAAGTTCAGACACAGAAGCGCGTGGCTATCAAGTACCAATCTCATGACGATAACACCAATATGAAATTGAGACAGTTAACACCACGTGTAAGATATCAAACAGAACCGATTGTTAGCGTTACTAACAATGATGAGCCATCAGAAAAGGCTATTACTATCGAAAGAATGGTAGATAATTTACAAACAGAACCCCAACGGGCTATGCCAGAAATGGATAAGTCCGTCGATACTATAGTTAACCACGTTGTATATCCGAACACTGTATATATGACGGCGAACAAGAGTGACGGCACTCAATCAAACATTGGACACATATTATTTGTGTGCGGCCAAGTCGCGTTGATGCCCTATCACTATAAGGTTGCTTTAGAAGAAAGGAATTATGTATCAGTAAATATATATTCTCGTGTTTGCATTGGTAGGAACATACCAGTATCTATTTTTGAGAAATTCATTAGACTTCCAGAAAAAGATGCTATGCTTATATCATTTCCAATCACTGTAAATAGTTTTAAGAATATAATTCACCATTTCGTAGATATTCAAAATTATCCCCTTATACCATCTTGCCCCGCAATATTGGCTAAATATCACTTTGAAAATTCTCAGACTGAAAGAGCTAGAGTTTTTATTAGTGCTATTGGTGTATCAGAACATGATGAGGTTGATGTCATGTCTGTTCCTGGATGTATAGAAGTTGTGCGTAATCGCGACTTTTATTCATATACTGCTCCTACTCGTGCTGGTGATTGTGGCGCTGCATTATGCGTTGCCAACACCGGTATAAATGGGAAGATAGTAGGAATTCACGTGTCAGGCGTCGAAGGATTATGTAAAGGAAACTCTTCCGCGATAACCAAGCAAATGATTGAAAAATCATTGAAGAATTTTTCTAGCATAGCTCAATACGCCTATCCAGCTAGTGAATTAACAGTGGACATGGACTGTTTAGAAGATTCAGGATCTTTTATTTTGCATAAGTACTTACCTGGAGTTCATATTGGAACAACTATGCAGACTGCAATAAAGAGAACACCTGTTCATGGAGAATTGATTAAGACACCCAACAAACCCGGACCCTTAGGACCTTTCACTTCGAAGGGCGTAACCATAGATCCACGCGTTTTACAACGGAAAAAATATGGTATACCCCGACCAGTCTTGGAGCAAGACTTAGTGGAAGATATAAAGGACGGAATTAAGTGTGTGTATTATCAGTCACACGAGTATGAACCTGAATATTATAAATATCCTTTAACATACGAACAAGCTATTATCGGTATTGATGGCGACCCATTTATTAACTCTCTTGATAGAACAACAGCACCTGGCTATCCTTATTCACAGCAACGGAAAGGAAAGAAAGGTAAAACACTTTGGTTCGGAGACAGTATGGAATACGACCTTACTGGACCAAATGCGCTTAGTTTGAAGGAAGATGTAATTGAATTGGAAGCCAGTATATTGCGAGGCCAACGCCCCGAAATTGTATGGACTGACACCTTGAAAGATCAGAAGATTACAATTGCTAAAGCAAACCTTGGTAAAACGCGTTTATTTTCCGCAGCTCCAATGCATTACGCCATTGCACTGCGGAAAATTTGTGCACCCTTTATCGCTCATTTATCACGAATGCGTATTCGGAATACAATATGCGTTGGCGTGAATCCTTTCTCTACCGAATGGGGGGAAGTTGCACGTAAATTAAGCATTAAAGGCCAGGATGTTATAGCTGGTGATTATTCTAACTTTGACGGAACTTTACCTGCACAACTCGTATATGCCGCCACAGAGATCATGGCTGATTGGTATGATTTAAATTGGGACTTTGTTGAAGTATATAAATGTA